TACTAGCTGGTGTACTAGCTGGTGTACTAGCTGGTGTACTAGCTGGTGTACTAGCTGGTGTACTAGCTGGTGTACTAGCTGGTGTACTAGCTGGTGTACTAGCTGGTGTACTAGCTGGTGTACTAGCTGGTGTACTAGCTGGTGTACTAGCTGGTGTACTAGCTGGTGTACTAGCTGGTGTACTAGCAGCAACGGTGCTTGGAAGGGCGCCAGTAGCCGAAGTGGACTGGCTTCCGTCTGAATACGTTGTTGTAACACTACTATCAGGATTAGTAACTTGAGCTACAGGCACGGGCAAACCACCACTAGGCTGTGTTACAGGAGCTGGTGTTACAGGAGCTGGTGTTACAGGAGCTGGTGTTACAGGAGCTGGTTGCTCTACTGGAGCTGGTGTTACAGGAGCTGGTTGCTCTACTGTAGCTGGTGTTACAGGAGCTGGTTGCTCTACTGGAGCTGGTGTTACAAGAGCTGGTTGCTCTACTGGAGCTGGTGTTACAAGAGCTGGTTGCTCTACTGGAGCTGGTGTTACAGGAGCTGGTTGCTCTACTGGAGCTGGTGTTACAAGAGCTGGTTGCTCTACTGGAGCTGGTGTTACAAGAGCTGGTTGCTCTACTGGAGCTGGTGTTACAGGAGCTGGTTGCTCTACTGGAGCTGGTGTTACAAGAGCTGGTTGCTCTACTGGAGCTGGTGTTACAGGAGCTGGTTGCTCTACTGGAGCTGGTGTTACAGGAGCTGGCTGGTTTGTATCTGTTGCCGCTAAGTTAGCCACAACATCAGAAGATGATACCGGAACATTACTGTCTGCTGGTGGTTCTACAGAAGCATTAGAATCTTCTACCGGCGCCACAGGAGTATCAGTATTTATACCCATTGCGGCCAATTCTTCATTGGTTGGAGAACTTACAGTAACAGAAGCGTTCGGATCTGCTTTGTTTATAACATTTGCAGTAGCAGGATCGTTAGCTAATTGATCAATGCTCTTTGAAAGATCACTAATATTTGCCGAAGGTGCATTTAACGCCGCATTTGGCGAAGAGGCATTCGCAGCTAACTCAGCATTTATTTTTGCAATACTTGGCCCTGATGTTTGTGGGGTTAGATTATCTGTTCCTGGCAGTGGGCCAACTTGAGCAGATGGTGCTGACAAAGCAACTTCTGGAATATTCATGCCAGAAACAAGTTGACCATTTGAAATCTGTGATAATCCGCCTAATGTGGTACCTAATTGACTAGACAAATTACTTAAATTACTTTTATCTGTTCCATATGTTGCTAAATTAGAATTTAAAGTTGCTGTTGCAGTTGTTGCGGCGTCAACCAATGGCTTAATCTGACTATCGTATAAACTTTGTAGGTTTGTATTAGCTGTGGTAAATGCCTCGTTAGCTGGCATAAAAGCATTGACAGCGTTTTGATACGCAGTACCGGCTGCTTGAGCAGCATTGTAGTTTTCTTGAGTCGGGTCAGCCGTTAGTTTTGCTTGCGCTGCGTTATACGCATCTTCCGCAGCTTTAGCAGTTGTATACAATCCACTAGCAGTTTGCTGTAAGTTAGCTACATTATCTTTAGCAGGCTGAAAAATACTGGTATTGGCTTTATCTAAAGCCGCTTGTGCATTTTGGGCGTCAGTAAGTGCGCTATTTGTTGCCGCAAGACCACCAGTAGCAGCAGTTTGTGCGTCATTTACTTGATTTAATTGGTCTAAAGCAGTTCCAGATAACTGATGTGCTTCAGCAGCTAGTTGATCTTTAAAAACGGTGTTATCGGGTGGAGTCCAAGCTGTACTATTGTCTGTTACAGGAGCTGGGGATATTGATGAGGAAGGGGCTGTTAAACTGCCAATTCCGGCACCGATAGCACCACTTTCTGCTCCAGCGGCAATATTACCACCTTTAACAGCAGAACCTATGGCGCCAGTTCCAGCACCAATTAAAGTATTTGCTATTGTAGACGGTACTCCCGCAGTATTTAGCGCAGTATTAACTTGACCACCAATAGCGGCCAAACCACCACCTAGCACAGCATTTTCTAAAGCTGTAGTTGGATTTGCGCCAGCAGCAATAGATTTACTAGCAGCTACTAGCCCCGCTGCAATAGAAGAGGGTATTCCAACGGAAGTTAAACCACCAATAGCACCGGCGGTTAAACCACCCTGTATTGCTCCGTGCAATGCTGCTTGTAAAACATCTTGCCCAGTTAATGCGGCCCTGGCGCCACTTAAAGCACCGCCAGTTAACGCGCCCTTACCTACAGTTGCAATAGCATTATCTAATGAAGCACTACCTGTAATGCTATTAGCATCGGCAATAGCTTGTGTACCACCAGCCATATCTTCAGCTGCTTGAGTTGCAGCAAAAGTTGAGTTGGCAGCAGCATCTGCAGCAGCAGTGCCTTCAGCTGCAGTAGCGCCAGCTGCGGTAGCCTCTCCAGCAGCGGCAGCTTCTTCAGCACCAGCGGCAGCTAATGCTTCAGGTTCTAAATCGACAGTACCCATAGACAACGCAGATAGGGCTACAGCACCAATCATTGCCCAACCACCAGGAATTACATCACGAACACCTTTATCTAATTGAGCTCCAAGACCCAATAAACCACCATGACTACCGTCAGTTCCTAAAACATTGGATATGGTATCAGTTATTCCGCTAAATGGATTTCCTCCGCTCATAGCTCAGACATCCAATAATATTTTGAGTTATCAGACTTTTCTACATTAAGTCCTAGTTTATCTAATAACTTAAGTGTTTTATTTAATACAGCACCACCATTTTCACCGTACACTTTATTAAAGCCAGCGTTTTTTACTTGCTTAATAAAATATACCATCGCCGATTTAATTTTTTGTGGAGTATCTGCAGTAAAAAAGTTAATTTCTGCTTTTTTATTTCCAAGACTAACTAAAAATAAAAGTGAGTCCCCATGCTGTATTAGATGCGCGGCATTCTTTTGAATCATCGCATTCATAGTTTCCATCAAACGAGCAGTATCCTTTTGACTATGGCCAAAGCGTTTATGATCCTCTGCTATAATCTGTGATGGTGTCATTTTATATCCGGGGTGTTCCTATATACACTAATACGCGTTTTTGGGGCTTTTTGCCCTAGTTAATGGGATTTACCGTTAATAATCAAGGTTACTTCTTTAGCCCAGTCCTGCCAGTTTTCGTAGCGGTCTGGGTCAGGAATTGGAAAAGCAGAGAAAGTAAACGTACTAGCAATAATTTCTGCGGTGCTTTTCCAGTTTTCTTCGGTGTGGTATGGTATATTTAACTGACCGTAGTAGATAATAAAGTTGCCATTCCAGTCCTCCCAACTAGACTGATCCGGCACAAACGGAAAGAACTGCTGGTTGTTCTTGTTGACGTAAATGGTCATGGACGCTCGTCACCAAACTCGCAGGTAATAAGCAAACGACCCATTTCAAAGTTGCCGTCAATTTGGTTTGATGTGAATTGTAGTCGAATTAAGCGGTGCTCAATACGAAGGTCTATTTTATCGGTATCGGGATCAAAGTAAAATGGTCCAGAATCCTCTTCGTTTGGGCTGTTTGCAAACTTCCTACCTAACACGGTCATAGACATGGTGCCAGTCTGTAAGAAGTTTGGCTCCACGCGGCGCAGGTGCATACGGCGGTTAACCCCAATTAAACCGTCTTGGCTTGGGTTACCAGTTAGCCAGCTAATATCGCTGGTTGTAATACTAGAATATACCGCGCTTTCACCGGTTAATCCAACTTTATTTTGGCCGTACTCATGCTGCCAAATTGTGTAGCCACCATTTTGTTTGTATACCAAAGTACCAGCGGCGGGGGTAACGGTGCTAGAACCAGTAAACGTTACCAAAGTAACGCCAGGAGTTCCGATGGTGGTATTGAATGTATTGACAACAGCAGTTATTTGGAATGTTGCCAAAGCACCAGAAGTTGGTGAAAAGGTCAGGATACTACCAGGGCTAAATACTGAAGTTACATCACCAGCAATATAAATTTGATTTGCGCCCGCTGCTGGCAAACTTGCTGGGTTTGTTATAGTGGTGTATGGTGCGCTAAATGTTGGGGTGTAGTTCCAATCCGACCAAATAGGTGTTGGAAAAATCTCGGTGGTGTATCCACAAGAACGTTGTGCTCCTTGCGCTTGCCCAGCGTCATACCATAGCTTATCTTTTGTATTATAAATAATAGCATCAGTACACTCAGTAGCAGTACCACGTGGATAAAAGAACCAAATCTCGTTGTAGCGTGGCACCTTAGTGGCCCATACTTTTTGGCGCTGTGAATAGTTAATGTTGTCAAATAAGTAGTTTATGTTTTTGTCATTTGGCACTACTGTAACACTACCGTTATAAGCATAAAAACGGTCAACACCCATCCACCAGTACACACCGTCCATTTCAACCACGGCGTTAGACGACATGATAGAGATTTGGCTAGAAATAATATCATAGTTCCAAAACTGACTAGTAGTTGCTGTACTAGAAGCAGAGGAGTTAAATGAAACACGAATTAAAGAGTCAGTTGCCCAGAACAAACCAGCTGGTGAGTTAGTACCACCGCGCATTGGCATGCCCTTAACAATCTTGGATGAGGATACGTTAACCTGGTTAGCTAAGGGGCCATTCCAATCGTAAAAGTTTTGTTGTGAGTAGGTGCTGCTGACGTTGTTGTTTGCAATGTAGCCGTGTGATCCATACACAAAAATAAATGGATATAATACAGTTACACCACCATCAACGCTAATAGGTTGATAGGTTGGGTTTGCACCAGAGCTATCTGACAGTCCAGTAAACGTCCAAGTATTTCCTGTTGATGGGGCAATGTTACCAACCAATACTTGTGATGGAACACCGTTGTCAATATCAACTAAGTTGTAGCCTGGGTGAGCAAACAGGGAAAGGTTACCACCTAAAGGACTAAACTGAGAATCAAACTGCCAAGTAATCCTATAAGGACCCGATGCAGGATCTGGTGTAAACACCGCGCTGTTGTTTAACCATACGCTTGTTGGGCTGCCAGTAATGGTGGTCGTTACCGTTACGGTTGTGTTAGGTGACGTGTATGTTGGTGTACCAGTTGTAATGTAATTTACTGGCGTTGTCTGATTAAATATAACCGTTGTGCCTGTAGGAAAACTAGACCTCACATCACCCTTGATAACAAAAGTAGTGCTAGTAGTTGACACCAACGTAAATTGAACAGTACCGGGTAAAATATTTGCCGCAAAAGGACCACTACCTGTGCCATATGTAATTCCGCAGGTAAACACGTCTAGCTCTTTGTAGTTACCAGCAAAAATATAGTTAACGCCGTTGTATGGCTGTGAAATCAAGCCACGATAAATTCCAATGTTGCTAGTGAACAATGTGCGGTAGCCACCCATTTTTTTAGGGTCACCGCGCTGAAAACGACACCACACGCCGTCGGTATACTGGTCGTTTTGAAACTGTGTGCCGTCGCGCTTAATCCCAGCCGGTATTGCTAGGCTGTAAATTGAAGTGTACTGCGAGTTGTCCTGTTGCTGATTATCAGCCGCCATTTAGAACGTTCCGCCGCTAAAGGTTGTTGCGTATAGTCTGCCGTTAATTGTCACTATTGGAGAAGATGAAGTGGTTGCGTTAATATCAATAACCTCCACGCCGTTTGCTGCAAGTCCAAGAATGTTAGTACCGGGCAAATACATACCAGTTCTACTGTCATTTAAGAATGAATAAGACGGCGCTGTTGCTACACCGTTAACAGCCTTAAAGCTAGAAGAGGATGATGAATTTAAAATGTATAAATAAGTACCGTCGCTTAATAACGTGTAAGTGTTACCAATTCCAAGAGACAACGGGGATTGACTACTTCCCTGGTTTTGGAATGTAATTGTATCACTGGCGCTAGTACAATTATTAACCATTACGTATAGCTGCGTAATAGCGGGAAGTGTTACAGCCAATGATGCGTTACGTGTACCAGACTGGGAAATATAGGTTTGAATAATTGGAGCATTTGAAACAAGGTTCAAGGTGCTACCAGAAATAGCGTCAACGTCGTATGTTGCAGAAGTAAACACAATGTTGTTTGGTGTTACCCAGCCAACAGTAATGTAGTTACCAGTGTTAATATCGTAAAAAATGTAACCTGAGTCACCTGGATTGGTAACAATCGACGACAAGCCGTTAATAGTTTGTGGGGATGTTGTGGTAAAAGTTAACGCGCCGGTTCCGCTGTTTCTAAACGCAATAAACCAACCTCTTTGCAAGGTAGATGTATTTGGTAGAGGAATGGTTCCAAGGCCTGCCGACCAATTATATGTCTTTGCTCTGTCTAAATTATTAATAACTGGGTTAGGAGCAATTGAAATATCAACAATAATTTGAGTAACTGCCAAGTAGCCGTTTACAGTACTCAAACCGTAGGCACCAAGGGTGGACGGTGAGTTGTTGATTAATGCTGCGGCGTTGGCAGTAGATGTTCCAGCACCAAAAACAAAATTTCCCCAAGTGCCAGATGTAGTGCTGTTATCTGTTAGGTAAAAATACTGTGATATGCCCGGTGCAATGGTGACGGAGTTGGAGCCAGTTGAATCTGTTACCAAAAAGGAATATGACCCCTTGTTGTTAAACATGATGTCTGCGCCAACGGTACCAAAGCTACCCTGTGGCAACGCAATAGACAAGCCAGAGGTAGACGGTGTGCAGTCAATGATTCGAGTTGCAGGAACCTGACCAGCAGTTTGGTTTACAACCGAAGGCCAATATAAAGCTGTATTAGCACTAAACGCAAGCGCAGAGTAAGATACGTCTGTTGGCGTTACAACAGTGCCTGTAAAGGGTGAGGTATAAACTGGTGTGGACATGTATTAGGGTTCCTGAACAGAAGTGTTGCGATCTACGCGGCGTGAATTGTCTTCTTTTTTCAGCGCGGTAATTGCGTCTGTGTAGTACTGTTTCCAAACTGGTAGCTTGTCAAGAGCCTTGAGGTAGCCTTGTGCTTGTAGCAATGTGCCGTATAGCATTGCCTGAGGAGCCACGGCGGTCCACAGATTTTGTTGGTTTTGTGAATCTAGTGGTTGGATTTCAGCGTAATAAATAATTTCAACCGGATAGCTTTGATTTGGAATTGGTGCAAAGTTCCAGTTGTTGTAGTCGTAGTCTGCGTAGTACAACGGCTTTCCTGTAGAAGATTCGGCGGTATACTGCGCCACGTAGTCTTGACTACGTAGTAGCACCGGTTCGCCACTAATCTTCATAGAAACTGTTTTACGCCAACGGGCTGGTTTGTTTAAAACCGCTACGTTAGAAGTAAGGTTAGTTTCTACAACAATAAGCTGCATGTATGTCTTTAACTCAGCGGCAATAGATGACTCAGCCAACGCAATAAGGTTAGGAATTTGAGCTACAAAATCGGCGTCGTTACGCTCCATGTATTGCTGAACGTTTAACACCAGCGAATCGTACGTTTGAATTACGCTCATCTTGTGTAGTAACTTATGTTAGGTTGAAAATAAATGGGCGACTTATCACGCTCTTCATTAGAGGCTTGCATAAACAGTTTTTCTGCTTGTTGCTCTAAGTACTGAATGCGTGTCAGCTCTACTCCAGGGAGTTGCAAGGATAGCTTGTGTGACAAACTAGCTTGTACTGAAGTAATCCAGCGGTCTGGAACATAAATCTGGTTTGTCAATGAACCAACGTCTTCCATTTGTTTTTCAACAAGAAGCTGGAACATTTGGAAGTCATTGTTTGGGACCGGCCACAAGTACATTGATGGCTCAATGGTGCGGTCGTACCAATACTGCAATGAACGAACAGAAGGGAATTGTTTGTTAGGAAGATTCCAGTAGTCGTCGCGGTTTAGGCGAGCCAATGGAATAACCTGTTGACTGGTAGAGAACACAATCTCGCGAACAGTAAATGTGGTCGCTACGGTTTCTCTTAGTCTATAATAAAGGTGATTTGGTGTTATGGCGATGTTAAAATACGCCCACTGACGATCTGATAGCGTAGTAGTCGGTAGCTGCTGTACGGTAGTCCATGTAACACCGTCGTCGCTTACCTCGTACGCAAAGTTGTATGTTGTGGTTCCGCCAGTTGCATTGTACCCATTAAAACCAACGTAAAACACTGGTTGCGCTTGGGCGTACTGCAATCCAAGCCAATTTTCGCTTACTGTAGAAGTAGCAATGGTATTAAGGTTTTGGTCAAACGCCGCTGGAGACAGTGTGTTATCTGTAGGCAAGTATGAAGATGCCTGAGAGTTGATAATGTACACCCAGTTAGCCTCACGAACATCAATCGTGGTTTTTGGCAGTGTTAGTTGCTGTTGTGCTGTTAGAGCGCCGTATAGCTGGTTCTCTAAGAGCCAAAGGTTTACCCCGAGATTGGATAGGTTTTGCAGGTTGTAAAACAACGCTTGCTTAGCAGCGCCAATATACTCAGGCGTGATTTCTTCTGCTGTTTTACCAGCATCACGGAACGCATAGGAAATTAACTGGTCAACACTAATTGTTGTTTGGCCAGTCGTGTTTGAGTAAGCCATGTTACCTTCCGCGGCCCGCGGCTCGCTTAGTTACTTTGTTTGGTAGTTTGTTTGAAGCTGGACCAGCTTTGATAAACTCCTTGGCAACCTTTTTGGGGATGCCAAGGGTTGATTTGCCAGCAGCTGCAGCGTACATAGCGCCTTGTTGAGCTTTTGATTTTATGGGCATGTGCCACCAGTATTCATTTTTTTAACTTTACCACCACGTTTTTGAGCCGGAATACCAGTTGCATTCCCCATTTGATCTGTTTGTGGCATTGCAGCTTGAGCTGGCGCAGAAGCTTGTTGCCCCATACCAGTCATTGCGGGAGTTTGTTGCATTTCACTCGCAGCAAATTGACCTTGTTGGCCTTTACCTAAATACTTACGAGCATTAGCCAAGCGGGCGATTTCTTTGGCTTGCATTAAATCTTGTAATACGTTACCGCCCACCGCATACTTTTTTACGCCACGACCAGTCTTGTATCCGTTGATGTCATCAATTGCGTTTTTGTCTTTCAAGCGACTTGGCTTAATAGCAGCTTTGTTTGGTGCGTCGGCTTTTTTATCGCCAGTTGGCTTGACCTTTTTAATCATGTCTTTTTCACCAGCGGGTTTGCTCTTTTCTTTTTCTACGTCAGAGCCCCTAAAGTTTGGTTTTGTTGATGCTCTAGAAGGAGCAGCAGCTTTACCTGGCTTGATGTCTTTTACCTTGGCAATACGGTCTAAGTCGCCAGAAGATTTTTTAGCGCTGTACTCATTGTCTACGCTACCACCTTCTTTGTAGGCATTACCGCCGCCACAATACTTCTTAACTGTACCAACGGCCTTTTTAGCACGGCCGCCTTTTTTGAGGCCAGACAAGTCAGTCTTTTCTTCGTGTTGTTGCTCATCGTGCATGCCAATCGCTTTTTTAACTACTTTTTTGGCAGGAGCGTTTACTTCTGCTACTTGTTTGCGGTCGCGTTTTGTGAAGTTTTTTACTTGTTGCTGAATAGATCCACCTTCTTTAAAGCAAGGTAAATCGCTTCTCATCTTGGGAGTTGCTTTGAAATCTGACATTGTGTTTCCTCGAGGGTTTATGGGTTAAAGGATGATCAGTCCTACATTTACTAATACGCTAAAACAGGCTAAATTGCCCCTAAAAATAGTTCTTTTTCACGTTTGCGGCGATTTTCTAAAACGGCGGGTTTGTTCCACATCAAGATTGCATCCGCAGCGCCTTTTAGGTCGTTTGCGTTAATGCGTTTTACTACAGTGGAGTTTTTAAACGCTATAGCTCCAATATTAAAGCACAGGCTGTATAAGGCGTCAAATTGGTTCTGGCTAAGGGGTACCTTCACCGAGTTCTCTACGGCCTCGCTACACCACTTTAAATCGCTTCTAAGAAGCTCTTCTATCTGGTCATTAGTTAGGGTGGCGTTGATAAGGTCTTTTTCGTCATCTTTAATAAGGTGACCCACACCAATGGTCCATAGACCTTTGGTATCTTTGTATGCCTTGTTACGGGCGCCTTCTTCTTTGGTAATAAAGTCTAAAGTGGATTTAGCAATGGCCATGATATTTTCTTCAATGCGGGTAAATTGGTTTGTTAGATGGATTGCCGCAAATATTCCAACGGCCCACAGTACTACAGCAACTAGCTTTTTCATTTATTCTCCTTACTTTGCTTAATACTAATACGCAAATTGGGGTTGTTTACTTATTTGTAATTAAATATTAACCCAAGCTGTTTCGTTGCCATCTGCACTTGCTATTTGTTGCTGGATAGGTGGCATTACTGCGTTACAAAGTTTTTCTTCTATTGCGCGTTGTGTTGCTTGAGCTTCTGCTAAATTAGAACAAAATGTATATTGTCCAGAAAAAACGTCAAATACTTGGTAATCGTCTTCTTTGTCAAAAGTAAAAGGGTCAACAGGAATCCATGTTGTAGAACCGTCTGGGTTATCAACGTCTTGGTTTACTGAAAACTTGTTTTTTTGACTATCAATATATTCCGTTTTATTTTTTTCTAATTGTGCTTGAGCATCAGATAAATTTGTAAAAGTGTCGTATACGTTAGTAAAAATATTTAATAATTTAAATTCACTTAAATATTTCCAATCTGGAAAATACATTATTACTTTGGGGTTTGTTGGTAAATTGTCCATCCAAGATTTATCCCAATCTTTTGTATCAATAGGATTTTTTTTACAGTAGTCGTTGTAAACTTTTTGACCAAATTGGTAAGTGCATTGTGTTATGCCTTCAGTAACAAAAAAGTTTTGTGCCCAATCATAACTTGACTTACAAACCCCCATTGCCGCTATAAATTCAAGGGTAATAATAATCATGATATTGCTCCATATACTCTAGACGTATCTCCAGATACCCAGGTTACTGAATTTCCATTTAAACTAACTGCATTTCCGCCGGTGCCAGGAGCAATTGTTGTAGGATACGCAACGCCACCTATAGCCCCCCAACCACCACCTCCACCGCCAGCACCGATATTAGTACCGGAGCTGACACTACCACTGCCACCGCCGCTATTGGAACTACCACCGGTTCCCGATGCTCCACTACTTTTGTTAACAACAATTCCACCACCGCCACCAGCGCCGCCGCCATTACCGCCAGCACTAAGCCTACTAGTTGTAGTACTCAAAGATATTCCTGCTCCCCCTGTTCCCGGAAATATTCTACCCCCGCCGCCTCCACATGCAACTGTACTTGTAGCAGTTCCATTTCCCCCCGAACTACCAATACTTCCACCTGTGCCTCCAGTGGAAGGCAAATAATTACCACCAGCGCCGCCACCAGCACCACCACCACCAGAACCACTATTAAGGTTGCCACCCCCCGATGATGTTGTGCCGTTGCCTCCACCACCTCCACCGCCGCCTATATAGGCCGAACCGTTTGTATTGTTAATAGTTGTATTAAAACTTAAAGATAAAGCAGTGCCACCGTTTCCGGCGCTAACTGGACCAACAGTATCGTATCCTGCACCTGCTCCTCCACAGCCCATTATGTAGCCGTTGTTTACTAAAGTAATAGTATCGCCTGTTGTTCCTCCGCTTAAAGTCAATCCAGCACTGCTTGTTGTTGTAGAGTATAAATATATTCCCGCGTTAACAGTTACAGTAATATCAGACTTTCCAGCAACATACCCCGCTATGGAAGATACATTTAATGAGGCATTTGATGTGTCAGCACTAAAAGTATAGCCAATAACTGCTCTATTAGATTTACCCCAAAAGTTAGTTGGCATAGCTATTTGACTGTTTGGTGTTGTTACACCAGCTAAAGTGCGCACATTGGTGTTGTTTAAACTAATAGCGGTCGTACCGGTGCCACCCAATTCAATCTGAATTGATTGGCCAGCGGTAGTTCCTGCTAAAGAAATTGGTCCTGAAGAATTAAGCGCCATTTATTTACCTATTGCTTCATATTGTTTGTAGCAGGCGTCGAGCCCTGTGCGGAGCTTGTCTGCTCTGGCAGCTTCCCTAACAAGAAATTCTGCATCCTCGGCAGAAAGGGCTCGCCCAGTTCCGTCTTGTCCATTTGTGGCACCTTGGGTGCGACTGGGACGGCTACGCAACTGACTAACAGCATCGAGCAACTGAGAATTAATAGAAGTGATTTGGGCATCTTTGTCTTTTCTTATTTGGTCGGCGGCTTGTTGGTGTTGTTCTTGGAGCTTCTGGGTAGCAGCCATTTGCTCAGCTTTGTAGCGATCAAACCGAGCGGCTTCAAAAGAATAGCCAGCATAGCCAGCGCCGCATAACAGTAAAGCAACCAATCCAATTTTGACATAAGTAATTATTGATAAAGGAAACATTATTGATCGGGTTCAGTTTTTGACTTCATAGCAACACTGGCACCTCCGGCAGCTGAGACAATCCCAAGCGATTCGGCAAGCTCACGAAGGCTGACGGTACCGTGCAACACTTCATAGGCTGCCAGTAAGATAACGGCGAACATGCCGACCAGCCAAGACACACGGCCTAGGTCGTAGGTCGTGTTGTCCTTGCCAGTAAGTAGTTGCTTAATAATGTCGTTCATTTGCGAATTTGGTCTAGCTTATCTTCAATACGGTGGACTGCTTTAAGAACCTCTTCCCAGCGGTCTGAAAAGTCGTCCTTGTGCATGTAGTTTTCAGCCAAGTGTGTGCGCAGGTCGTGTAAGTCTATTTTAAGAGCCTGGACCGCAGTCCAAAGCTCTTTCATAAACCAACCGATTGCCACAAACACCAGCGGCAGTATCATGTTGAAAAAAGATTGTAAGTCCATTTTATTCTGCAGTCTCTCTTGCTAGGCGGTATGCCGCTTGGTCGATTGCCATCTGTAGGATTGGGGATACTGGAGCCTGGTGAACCTGTGGCTCTGGGGTATCTGCAACTACAATTTCTGGCTCCACTGGAGCAGCTGGAGCTTCTTCAATAGTAGCAACTGGAGCAATAACTTCAGTTTCAATAGTGTCTTTTAATGCCATGATAATAATTCCTTATTGTTGTTAAAATTAATACTTACCTTCTACAAATGTTAATATTTAATGCCATTATGGTGTTCCGTATGCTGTTATATTAGCTATTGTGGTAAAGTTACCAGAAGAATCTAAAGAAGCAATTTGAGTCCCTTGGTAAGCAAAATAAATTTTGCCGCCAGACTCATATATAGAAAAATTAGTTGTTTTGTATGCTCCGTTTACCAGCAAGTTGCCTACGCCCGCGTCTGTTGACGTGCCGATCGACACGCCGCCAGCGCTAGAGATGCGCATACGCTCCACGGTAGCTGCCTTGAACACCACCGGTGCGCCTACGTCCGTACCAAACACGAACAGCGTGTTGGTTTGGTCCCAGTACATCTGCGCCTTTTCGGTGCCGTTGTTGTACACCGACAAGGTGGTAAACTGCTGACCGCCGTTATCAATTGACAGGTTGTTTGAGTTGCCGCCCTTGACGTACAAGGTGGCTGGCGTAGACGTAGAGCCAATTGACACGTTGCCGCTGGCGTCTTTGTAGAACTGACCAGAACCTAAGTTAACAATACCAGTACCGCCAGTAAGTGTTGTGCTGTAAGTAATGCTGGTTGCGTTTACTGAACCACCGGACAGGTTGGTTGCTGTGGCTGCAGTTCCACTAATGCCGATTGGCCACGTGCCAACTGCGTTGGTTCCTGAGATTCCAGGGGCGCCAAGTGTGTTAAACGAAATGGTTCTAGCTACGGAACCGTTAAAGGTAGTTGGTGATGATGCGCCACTACCGCTGTCGTTAAATGTTGCCGCGTTGGCTGTGCTTGATGCTGGGGCGCCAGAGTATCCACTGATACCGCTATAACCAGAAACACCAGATCCAGAATAGCCAGAGAATCCTGAGAAGCCACTGTAGCCGCTGTAGCCCGATGCTGCTGTCGCACCAGAGTAGCCTGATACGCCAGAGTAGCCAGATAAGCCAAGACCACTGTAGCCACTAAAACCACTGAAACCGCTGTAGCCTGATGTACCACTAAATCCACTGTAACCAGATGCGCCGGTTGTTCCTGATACGCCGTTTGAACCACTGTAGCCACTAAAGCCACTGTAGCCTGAGTTACCAGTTGGGCCAGTTGATCCATTGATACCGCTGTAACCAGATGTACCAGATCCGCTGTAGCCAGAAAAGCCTGAGAAGCCAGAGATACCGCTGTTACCTGTTAAACCACTGTAGCCACTAAAGCCCGAGAAGCCACTATAGCCAGACACGCCAGATCCGCTATATCCAGATACACCAGACCCACTGTAACCACTGAATCCGCTGTAGCCTGATATACCACTGTAACCAGAGGTGCCTAAACCACTATATCCACTAAAGCCGCTAAAACCACTAAAACCAGATGCGCCGGTAGAAGATGTCCAGTAAAAGCCACTACCGTTCCATCCAAGATAAGTGCCAGACACACTTGGTGCGGCCATAAACACAGTGGAGCTTACACCGTTTTGGTAAGGGATTTGGCCTGATGTGCCACCCGATAGATTGCCTGCTGCCGCAGCGCCAGCTGCGGAGGCAAGCAGTGTTACTGCGCCGCTGGTGTTCTTAAAGTACATCTTGCCGTCGGTGATGTTAAGTGCCAGCTCACCGTTTACAAGGTTGCCTGCCGTCGGGGCAACCCCAGAGGTGGCGCTGTAGTACAACGAAATTGGTGTGTAGCCGGATTGGGCCATGTTTTATTCCTTTAGGTGCTCTAGTATTTCTTTTGGTTTTACAAAGCGATCGTTACTGTGTTCGGTGGCCTCCCACCATATAAACTGATTTTCTACTAAACATGATCGGTCTTTTAGTAGGTTAATATTTTCTGGGTGTCCAAATATCAGCGGATCAGATGGCCCCCATAATACGATGCCGGGTACTCCTTCATCCCAAGCTAAATGTTGAAAAAAACTATCTACTCCAATCCATGTCTTACATTGCCATAGTAATTCTCGCAAAGCTGGAATCGGTAAATTCTTTCTAAAATCTGGTACTAATTGCTTTTCACCCTCAACGCCAATTTGCACAACATGTATAGTTTTTTGCAATTCTTGTACAAGTTGTTCCCAATATGGATAGTTTTTTGGGTTTTCTTTATTTGTTCTTAGTTTTTGTGCATACGGGGAGATGATAATCATAAGTACATCTTCCGGTATGCTTTTTCTAAACTATCTTTCCACTTCCACTGGTCCATCTTCTTGTAGACGTTCCACGGGTCAAGATCACCAAACAGCTGCACTGCCTCTGCTATTGACCTACCGGGAACCACTTCAGGGTAACAACTAAAAACTTCAGCGTTAGGTATTGAAGGAAGTATGCGGCTGAATACAATATGGTCACCAAGGCCACAATTGAGAACCACAATGGTACGATCACGGTACTGCAAAATATTTCTAAAAATCTGTTCATCATGCTCATACATTTCCTTCCTTGTCTCGCTACGAATCCCTCCGTCAGGATTCTTCATGTGCCAGGTAATGGCGTTTGGTACTACTAAAATGCTATAACCTTTTTGTTGCAGCTGAAAAGTAAACAACGTCTCTTCTCTGTGCGCTACCCTAGATAGTCCTAAATTATAATCTGTTACACCAGCACGATATAAAAATGAACAGTGTAGATGATCAACTTCTTGGGCTACATTAAACTTGCCCCACTGGATGTTTGGTTCTGAATCAATGTTATCAATTCGTCCAGTTATGCCAGCGGTGTTTGGTATGTGTGGTGGTGTCCAAATATGACTACCCACAGCACCCAAATCGGGCCACATATCAATCCAACGATACAACTCTTCTAATACATTTGGTTCTGGCACCGCGTCATCGTCAACGCGCCAAACCCAATCAAAACCCGCTAGGTTGGCTCGTTGGTGGATGTGGTGCTGACCTTTTTTGTCAGCGTACTGCCACTCCCATGCAATACCCTTAATATCTAACATCTGAAAAAAGTGCTGGTACAAAAACTCTTTTCGCATGTCCTGCGGCTCGTCATTGTCATCGTAGACAATCAGCTTATCAACCGGCTTGGATTGGTTAATGATGGCATTTAATACTAAGGGCAGTGTTGTGAAGTACCTACCCCGTGTTGCCACGGAACATAGTACTTTACTCATTGTCCCACCTGCAGATCATCAAGTTGCCCGGATTGCTCTGGTCTACTTGGCGCATTGCCGAGGAAATATTACCCTCAAAGTCGATGTACTCAAACGTAAATCCAGGGAAGTCTTTTTCAGTCAACCCATGCAGCTTGTGGTGCTCTCCCCAGAAGCCCTTTGGCTCGTTGTGAGGCACGGTAATTAAAAGGCGTTTGCAGTGCCCTTTTAGCCTCTCTACGAGCTCTAAACCGTTGTCTAGGTGCTCCACTACCTCGAACGCTATAATCGTGCTGTAGCGCCCCAAATCGAATGTATTAATGTCGGCGCGATAAAACGTTGCATTATCAGACCACTGTTGTTCTTTGGCTACGTTTATAATAATTGGGTCGTAGTCAAGGCCAATGTAGGCTTGCGTGTTTAAGAACTGGTAACCGTAGCCTGTAGAGCATCCAATCTCAAGCACCGAGCCCGGTAGTACGTTTTTCCCCGCCCATTCATATCTTTGGGTTTCACGGGGAAACACTGGATCACCTTTGAGGAATACTGCCCGCTCGTAGTTGTTTGACAGGCGCCAGCGGTACCAGTCTAAGTTGTATTCCTTTGCTAACCGAAGTTCGTTTAGCAAAAACTTGTTGCCCCAGTCTTGTACCAGCTGCGGGTCGTGCATCGTGCCCTCGGCCTTGTGGTAGATTGGAAACTGACCATTATCCCAGTTTGCGTCCATCGTAAACCCAGCATCTTGGGCTTTTAGGCAAAACTCAATGTCTTCGCAGCCACCGGTGCTGTATTCTTCGTTAAGGTAGCCAATCGTTTTAAACACCTTGGCGTCAATTAACACACAAAAGAACACCGCAAAACGGCGCTGGGTAATGGGTGAGAACTGTGTCCACACAGAGCAAATATCAGCACCACTGTCTAGCTTTTCAATCCAATCTGGCCCCAATAGCTGGGTGTCGTTGTTAAGGAGGATGATTTTGTCCCCCTTAGCCTTTTTAATGCCCCTGTTTGTAGCCACTGCAAACCCAGCGGGTGCCGGATCCCAAATAGCATCAAAGTGGGGTATTGCGCTTGCCAGATAGTTAATGTACTTATCTGTGTTATCTGTACACCCGTTGGCGCTGATAATCAGCTCTACATCGGTCAAGTCGGTGTACTTAATAATCGAGTCTACACACGGCTTTAAGTACTTCTCACAATTATTGTAAGTCGGTATTACAATGCTGTATTTCATGTTTTCCTTACGGGTTCGTACGAACCTATATTATATCATCTTACTACCACTAATACGCAAAAAAGTAAAAAATTGACTATTGTTTATCAAATAAATTTAAAAAATTTGACAGGTTTGACGAGATAAACCAGCCTGTGTTATTTCCAGAATTGGTGGAATAGTAAGCGTCCCACGCAGCACCGCCGGTAGCTTTGCTGTCTTGAATGTTTAAATAGTTGACAGATACTTGACCGCTTGTTTTACTAATAGTAGCTTGTGTTCCTGGTACTGTGCTATTCAATGTAACTAAATTACCAGCAGTACCGTTTACGTTAAAGTTGGTTACGTTAAGCTGCGTTGCAGTTGCCAATAAAGAAATAGTACAAGGCTGTGTTGTATTTGTCAGGGTTGTAATTGTGTTTGAGGCAGATGCTTGACCAATATTAAGCGTTCCAGTACCACCCATAGTAACTTGAGGAAATACTCCTATTGGAGCATTAAAAAACGTAGTAGCAGAGGTAGTAAATACAATGTTTGAGCCTGTTAAATTGTAAGTTGTATTAGTGTTTGAGCCAGAAAATCCTGAGCTTGAAGTACCGCCAGAAATAGTTACTGTGCTATTAGTTAAAGTTAATGTTTTAGTACCAGTGTTTTGAAAGTTAAATATTGCGCAGTTTAGTGCATATCCACCAGTGCTAAATGTTCCACCAGTAAATGTAAATTGCCCTGTGCTAACAGAAGATGTTAAAGTTAATGGCCCAACTAATGTCAAACTTCCTGCGGCTTGTTTTAATATATTAGTGTCTAATAAATAACCATTGCTAGTAAATGTTTGGCTATTTGTTGCTGAACCAAAAGTAAATCCGTATGTTGCGCTGTTTGCACCAAATCCTGTAGCGACCCCTGCTGCTGGCAATACAAGGTTTTGATAAATAACTGCGTTACCGGTACTAGCTGGAACTATTCCAAATGTGCCTGTAAAACCAGTAAAGTCTATTGTTTGATAGCCACGATTTCCATTAATTTGAAAGTTATCAGAACCAGCAGTAATGTAAAAGTTAAGTGCGTTTGCTTCTGTTTGTTGTTGGCTAGTTATAACTCTAGTACCTACTGAACCAGAATATGTACAATTAATTTTACTTGTGCCTGTGTAAGTAAATGGGGTAGATGCCGTACTAAGGTTTGACCAAATGGTAGCATTGTTGCTAGCTATATTAATTGTTCCTGTTCCAAATAAAATACTATGCGGGGCAGAAGTAATAGCTGTAAAAATTCCTGTAGTAAATGTTTTGTTATTTAAGTCTAATGTTCCGCTATTAAAAGCTAATGTTCTACTAGTACCCATTGTCATTGCGTCTTGAAGCTGGACTGTACAACTAGCTAGGCTAATAGTTCCAAAAGTAGTTACTGTTCCTGTTATAGAACTTGAATAAGTAAGTGTTGTATTAGATGATGAAGTTACAGTAAAAGTGCCGTTATATTCAGCTGGAACTACGTTTGCTACAGTAATTTTTGAGCCGACCGCAGGAAATGAAAATGCAGCAGAATAAGTTACTGTTACTGTACTACCATTGCCAGTAATAGCCGTAGGATTTACAGTTCCCCCAATATTAATTGGAAAATCAAGTGTGACGTTATTAGTAGTAATATTTTGCTGATTTAAACCAGAAAAAAGGTTAGTTACGTTTGTTCCAGCAGTTATTGTCATTCCAGAAGCTAAAGTGTAGTTTCCGTAAACATATAATGTTGAGTTTGCAACTGTATTAGTAGAGCCTGAACTAAATATTAAGTTTTTAATATAGCTACCATTATTAATGGTAATAGCATCACCTGATGCAGAAAAAGTAAAACTTACAGCACCAACTTCTCCTACGCTACCAGCCGTAGTTGAATGAGCTATTATTCTTGTTCCTGTAGAACCTGTATAAGTTAAATTAACTTGAGGTGTGCCAGTTAAAGTAAAGCCCGTAGCAGTCGCCATATTCCATACAGTAGCCGCATTGCCTGTAACTGTAATATTTCCAGTACCAAAAGCAATCGAACGAGTATTGGAGTTTGTTGAGCTAAAAATGTTACAGCTTAAAGTATAAGTGCTTAAACTGATTGCACCTGAAGTAAATGTAAATGTTCCTGTATTGCTAAAGTTTGCACCCAAATTAAAAGATACTGTTCCTGCTGATGGGTTTGCTAAAGTAACTGTTGTTACTGTATTAGTAGTAGTTACAGTAACTGCATAAGAAGCTCCTGCAATTCCAGAGTTAGTATCAAAAACAACTGTGTCACCAGTTGTAGGATTATTGGCAGTTGGTGTTCCGCCAGAGCTAGTAGCAAAGTGTGTATTACCTGTTGTTGACCAAGTACCTGCTCCAGTTACCCAATAGTATGTAGCCATTTATTATTCCTGAAACACAGGGTTATCTACAGGAGTGGTAATAATCTTGTACCACTTATCAAAACGGGCTTGCTTCATTGCCTCAATTTCTTCAGGCGTAAGCGTGTTGTCATCATCTAGGATTAGTGCATCACTAAATGTGTACCCGTTTTGTGTGATTGTGTAATCAATTATCATTATTGTTGCGCGGTTGCTACTGCGTCCCAAAAAGTATCTTGACTGTTATAAATGCAACCAATATATAAAACTTTACCCGCAACCGTTGTTACCGGCAACGTTACACCAACCGCGCGATACGCGCCACTGGTAGTTGTCCAAGTAAGTGCTTGTGCGGTTCCGTTATCTTTAATGCGAATAATTAATTTTTGTCCGTCTGTTGGAGTTCCAGAGGGAGTTGCAATTGTTGCCGAAGTTGCCAACGCGGTTACTTCGTATTGAGTAGCCGTGTTTGGAGTTGGTGTAATGGTTGTTGCGGTGGTAATGCTGGCGGTTAAAATTGTTGCAGGGAATCCTGAGTACCCGCTGTATCCTGACGTACCACTGTACCCAGAAACACCAGATCCAGAGTATCCAGAAATACCAGAGTAGCCAGAAATACCAGAGTAACCAGAAATACCAGAATAGCCAGAAACACCAGATCCAGAATAGCCAGAAACACCAGATCCAGAGTAGCCAGAAGTACCAGAGTATCCAGAAGTACCAGAATATCCAGAAGTACCAGAGTATCCAGAAACACCAGATCCAGAGTATCCAGAAATACCAGAGTAGCCAGAAATGCCAGAATAGCCAGAGATGCCAGAGTATCCGGAAACACCAGATCCAGAGTAGCCAGAAGTACCAGAGTATCCAGAAGTACCAGAATATCCAGAAGTACCAGAGTAGCCAGAGTATCCGGAAGTACCAGAGTATCCAGAGATGCCAGAGTAACCAGAAATGCCAGAATAGCCAGAAACACCAGATCCAGAATAGCCGGAAACACCAGATCCAGAGTAGCCAGAAGTACCAGAGTATCCAGAAGTACCAGAATATCCAGAAGTACCAGAGTAGCCAGAGTATCCGGAAGTACCAGAGATGCCAGAGTAACCAGAGTATCCAGAAATGCCAGAATAGCCAGAGATGCCAGAGTATCCGGAAACGCCAGATCCAGAATAGCCAGAAACACCAGACCCAGAATAACCAGAAACACCAGATCCAGAATAGCCAGAAGTACCAGAGTATCCAGAAATACCAGAATAGCCGCTAAAGCTAGAGTACCCAGAAATACCGCTGTACCCAGAATAGCCACTAAAGCTAGAGTATCCAGAAGTGCCAGAGTATCCAGAGATGCCAGAATAACCGCTGTATCCCGACACGCCGCTGCCGCTATAACCCGATACTCCGCTACCAGAGTAGCCAGAGTAGCCAGAAAAGCCGGATTTACCAGAATAGCCAGAGATGCCAGAGTAGCCACTAAAGCCAGAAATACCAGAGTATCCAGAAAAGCCTGAAGAACCAGAAACAGGACCGACAACCTCGGTTGATCCGTCGCTAAAATAAATGGTTAGGTTACCCGTTGTTGGGTCGTAAATAATGTTGGTAATTAATTTGCCGGGCGAGGCAGCATTGGCGATCTGGGAAACAGACGCCTGTTTTGTTACACCATTTTGTACTACAACCGTTTGCTCTATGCCGGTTAGGCTTGTTGCTACGGGTAGTTGCGTTATTGGTAAATTTGCCATTTATTTTATGTGTAAGTAAATGCTCCGTGCAACGTTGCTGTTCCGTAAGTGGAACTGGCAGAAACGTCAACAAGACCGGTTACAATATATGCGGGGGTGGTAGCTACAATTTGTGTTGGTGAATTTATTGTAAACGTTGCGTTTACTCCACCAAACTTGATGTTGGTGATGTTCACAAAATTAGAGCCATTAATTGTTACGCTTGTGCCACCAGCTTTAGGTCCAGTAATTGGACTAATGTTGTAGAGCGCTGGCGATAGTGGGGGTGGTGCGGATATATACTGACTGTTTAGGTTCAAGTCACCAGGAGCACCAGCTTGGCCGTACGGCGCACCCTCAATGTACAAGTTGTCATATTGTACGTTGGTGTTTGGGGCGCCTTGTTGGTCAATTAAATTTGGAGCAATTGCAATAGACACGTCAGGGCGCGGAAAACGTAATGCAATGTTTTCGGTTTGAAGCGCAGGCAAACGCCATGGGTCGAAGTTATCTAGGTCGTCCTTACACACCCGCATGCCAGGGAAGTTTGGATCTGGCATAAGGTCCACATAGGCGAACTTCCTATTGCAGCGGTCACAGACCGCTACAGATAGGACAGAGTTACCACGGGTGTCAAGGTAGACAGGCATTTAACTGCCTTAAGCGGTTAAACCGTCGTTCTTGATTAGCTTACCAGCAATGATAACGCCTGCAGCCACTGTAGTAGCTGTGCTTGTTACTAATTGCCACTGAATGTCAGTTTTTTCTACGTAAGCAAATGGATCGGATGACCTATTGGCTGTATAAATAGACACAAATGGTTGTTGTAAAACAGTTAACTGAACACCGTTTGTATTATTTTTAGCTTGCACTTTGTAAGTTACAATGTTGGCAGATGTGTAGCTATTTGAGGTATTAACTTCTGCTAAATCTAAATAGAAAGTATATCCAGCTGGTACAGTGTAAACTGTGCTTTGTGACTTTCCAATTCCAGCGTTAATTTGAGAAACAGTGTTGCTACTTTGTTTTAAAGTAATTGTTCCCACATTAGTTACTTGGCTTGTACCTGGTGATACTAGTATCATGCTGTTGACACGGAAATAACTATTAACTGTAGTTACCCCGGTTGTACCGTTTAAAGCTAATGTTTCTGAAATAATAGCAAAATTAGAATCTAATCCGGAAATAAAAACTTTTGCTGAAGTATTGTCAGAAGCAGAGGTACTTACTAGTGTTAGTGTTGAAGCTGTAGTAATGTAGGTATACGCAGTTGCGTTTTCCCAAACAGGAATAGCAGTATTACCAACCGCAGCTTGATATCCAAAAAGACTTAATGTCTGGTGGCCGGCAATTTGATTGCGTGAAACTTGCAAATCAAATGGCTCGTATGCACCTTGAACGCTTACAGAGCTAAAAGGGGATGGTACTGGTAATAAATTTGATACTAAGTTCGATGCCATAATTAATTTCCTTAAATGTTAAAGTAGGGGGATTGCTCCCCCTAGGCAATTAATTACGAGTTGGTGTAGCCAGAACCGATTGGTGTGATTGAACCATCAACGTTACGTGGTGTATAAGATACATCAAATGTGCCGTTCAAAGAACCACTTGTCAATGTAGTTACTGCAGCTGCTGTGAAAGTCAAAGTAGCGTCTAGTGTACCGATGTTGTTCAAGATTGCTGCAGTAGCTGCAGTAGCTGTTGGAACATAAGAAATAACACCGCCAGCTGCTGTTGGGGTAATTGTTCCAATAGTAGTAGTTGTATTAGCGCCAGTTGTTGGGTTAGTTTGGATGATTGCTACAGTGATAACACCACCTACCAAGCCGCCAGCTGCAACAGTTTGGAAAAAGCGAATGTTGCTGATAATTGCACCAGCTGGGATTACGTATGGTGTTGCTGTAGTTGTACCAACGTCAGCTGTTGTGAACAAAGTTGTTCCGGCTGTGGTTGTAGTGATTGGGTTAGTAATGAAGCTCTGTTGGTTTACAGATACTGCACCAGTGTTATCTGGAGCGATTGTGCCGTTGTTTGTTGGGTTATTGCGCTTGAATACGCGAATTGGGCCTGTGAATGTGCTTGACATTTTGATTCCTTATCTTAGTGGGTATCCCAAGCTGTCTCTAAGTCGTCTCGCCGGGAAGTTCAGCGGTCAGAATGGGATGATTCTTCCTATATTTACTAATACGCTATTTTGTTGCAAAGCGCCCTAAAAAACAAAAAAGCCACCTTGTGGGTGGCTTTTTTGGTATTGCAATGGTTTGGATTACAAACCAGGTGTGCCGTAGATGTTACGTGCATCGTGCCAACCGGTTGCGTATCGCTCAGTGGCCTTGTAGCGCATAGAATCAGTTTCGAAATCGCCTTCCATGGATTTTTCCATTGGACGACGCATAACGAGCATGAGACCATTCTCAGCATCAGTCTGAACCCACCAAGCCTTGCTAGAGGACAAACGTGTAACCACGTGTGTGCCTTTAGGCAACATGCCTGTTGATTTGATTGGGTTCAAATCGTTGTCAGCTGTACCAGAACGGAGAACAGACTTGAGGATAACCTCAGCTTGGAACTCGAGTGCTGGTGGAACAACTAACTGCTCTGCCTTCAGGCGGATACGCTTACCGTTGTTGTCAACAGCAGAGCGAATCTGAATCAACATCTGTTCAACAGAAGTTTGGCTCAAAGATGCAGCTGTAGATAACTGGTTAGAGTAAGAAGCGCCGTTAGCGATTGGGTGAGCTGTGTTGATCAAAGTAACGCCGTCGCCACCAACATAACCGCTTGTGAAAGCAAAGTTAAGGATGTTGGCGCAAAGAGTTTCTTTGGTTTCAATCATAGACTGAGCCAAGTGCTTAGCGAAGGTTGAACCGATACGGATGTGATCGCCGTCTTCCATCAAAACTTTGGTCAAGGCATAAGCCAAGCCATAGATTTGGTAGATGAAACGGGTGATGTACAGCGTACCACCTTGGTCGTAGCTAACTGGAGTGCCGTCAGGCATTGCAGGAGCTGCGTTCATACCATAAAGCATTACTTCTTCATGGTAGTTACGTGGAATACCTTGGATCTGTTCAACAAATCCCTTCCACTCGTCGGAGCGTTGTTCATAAACGCCATCAAAGACTTCGTTGATAATCGGTTCGACTACCGCACGAAAGTCGGTACTACGCATTGGGGTTGCCATTGCTTATCCTTTCGTATTAGACTGAAACAGACGCGGCTGCGAACTGGTTATTAGAAATCTGGACTTGAACGATTGTGTAAGCATCGCCCCACTGGTTTGTGTTACCAGCTGGGTATGCTACTTCACGTCCGAGACCAACCACGCGTACTTGACCTTGGTTACCTGAACCAACAGCAGTTGCAAGCAATGCTGTAGTAGAGAAACCAGCACCACCGTTACCGATAGCATAGCCGTCAGTTACAGTAGAACCTGTTGTTGTATCGAAGTTGTATTCAGTACCGATAGCTGAAGTAGCTACAGAACCGTTTACTTGTGCTTCGTATACGATTGCTGGATCAGAGAAAATCCAGAAAACGATGTTTGTAGAAGCATCGAGGGTTGTTTTAGCAGCGTATTTAGCTACTGAACGACGACCGTCAGAGTTGGTGTACTCTACGCCGTTGAACACGCCATATACTTTACCGCTAGAAGCAGTTTGGTTAGCGATTGTCAATTGGCCAGAAGATGTGATCGCTACAGGTTGAAACTCCCAGAAAGACTGACCGGAGCTCAAAGAGTAAGGAGCAGTGTATGCCACACCAGGAACAAAACTGTTAGTACCAACGAATGGTACTGCACGGTCAAGTCCGCTTGGGTGATATACAGGCTTCAGACCAAAGGGTTGAAATGTTGCGGACATTTATTTTCCTTTGTTGTTATTTTTGAAGAATGTTATGAAAAGCGAATATTACTATTTGCCTTGGCGGTTTCTTTTTCCATTTCCAAAATTCCACCTTCAAGAATTGAACGACCACCTTTGCCTTCTTGAGCAGTGCTCCGAACTTGCGCGGTGATATTACGTTGGTGCTCAAGGGGATCCTCAAGGTGCAACATTTTCATCACTTCTTGATAGATTTCTTCTGGTAACTTGAAGAGAACCATTTCGTTACAGCTAACACAGCCTTCAAACTTGCCCGAGCTCATCTTGCCTAAGTTTTCAAAGCCTTTTCCTAATTCCGAGGCTTTCACTGGCTCATATCCCAATGCTAATCGTTTGTCGATACTGTCATAATTATTTGTGGTGGATAACCAGCACAAATGGAATCCGGGAATAATCCCGCCTGGCAAGTCCGGTAACGCCGAATTTTGCCATTTATCGCGGAACGCAGCTACACGCTCCTTTTTTGCTAATGCGTCTGGATCATTATTAGAGATCCGTTCTTTTGTTGCGGTAACTCGATCGGCTAAGCGATCATCTAAGTCACGTTTAATTCTTGTATTTGCCATGATAATTAACCTTTATTTGCACGATCATACGACGCATATGCGCGGATCATTTTGTTTCGTTTTTCTACATCATCCCATGCGCCAGCGTCTTTAATTGCTTGTACGCGGTCACGACTTAACGTGATGGTTCCAGGTTTTGCGCTAGTAGTGCTAGCGGTACGCCCTGATGTGGATGTATTTGCTCGTTTCACAGAGCCTCCTTTGGAAGTGTATCTGTGTGGCAAACGATTTTGTAGGCGACTGTCTAGCTCATCCCAATACTCAGGATCACTTGGATCCCAACCATCAGCTGCTAGTTCTTGGTCAATTACTTTGGCAATTCTACTATCTGTATCTCGAGCTTGTGGGTCATACCAAGAGTTCTTTTTAAGCCATTTTGTGGCGTTTTGTTGAACTTCGGTTGTAATCGGGTTTGGCACGTTTTGTTTTGGTGCTTTGGCCTGCTCGACTTGTTGTTTTTTATAATACTGAACTTGTTGCAGACGTTGTTTAGCGTCTGTTAACTGTTCTAGGTATTCCATTTGAGCGTTTACATCACCAGCTTGCGCGGCTTGTACCATCTTCATTTTAGCGTATTCAACACGGGTAGCTTCGTCTTCAATAGACTTGTCTAACTGTGCAAATTGATAAGATACCGCAGTACTTTCTACTTTAGCCAGGCGTTCTGCCAGTTCTGCATTACGGCGCTCAAGTGCTGTAATCTTGTTCTTTGCTGATATTTCACGTTGCTTCTTTAGCTCTTTTTTGAGCTTACGTTCTTCTCTGCGAGCCTCACGAATTGCTTCACGCTCTTCGTCGTTTTCACCCTCTTCAGCGGCTTCGTCGTCTTCACGCTCTTCTTCGCTTCGAGTGTCTTCTTCTTTTTCTTCTACATGACCACCTTCTTCGTGGTCTTCAATCTCTTCTGGCAGCTCTACTTTAGCTACCAAAGAGCCGTCTTCCAATTCTTTCATTGGAACGTGTTCTTCGTCTTTCTTTGCCATTCTCTACTTTCTACAAAGTTATTAGTCTACAAACGCTTTCATTTTTTGTGCTGCCTCGAATGTTTTGATTCGAGATATGACTTCACGGGCTTGCAGTGTAATAAACACCACTGGGGCACCTTCGTCGTCAGGTTGCACAACAAAACGATCACCGCCGTACTTGATAGTGCGAACTAAATCGCCAACATTACACCAAGGGCCTTCTGGCCATGGGGTTAAATCGTCTGGGCTCTTATATGCTAAGGGACCAATGCCACGTACTTTAGCTACTGTTTCGTTAAACTTGAGAGTTTGTCTGGTTTCTTCTACCAAGAAGATACCGCCTTTACTTGTTAGCTTTTCACGGCGCAATTGCACCAATACTCGGTCTCCAAGAATTTCTACACCAGGATCTACATCGGGAAAACACTCTGCTTCTGTTCGTGTATCCGGTTCGTCCTTTTCTTTAATATCAATCACCGTACGGTAATCCCTTTCTGAATCTTACGATTCTTCGTCGTCGTTTTCTGTCAAAATTTCGTCTATAATATCTAAAGTTAACTGCAAACCTTGGATAATACCAACGTGTTGCTTATAATCATCAAACGAGTTGATGTTAGAACCCGCGGTGACAGCTTCCGCTTGATTTTCTATCTCAGTCCTTACGCGACCGATAATTTCACTGATAAAGTCCTTCATATTCTTACTAATACGCTGTGGCGGATAAATCCGCCCCAAAGATTAATAAAAATTGCCGCCGCCGATTTCGTTGAGGTTTTTATCTGGTCCAACTTTTGGTGACTTAGCCATCTTGTTTTGATTCAAAACGGCGTTGTTAGCACGTTTGGAGCCAGAAGCGCCTTTGTCAATAGTTGTTTCGCCAGGGCCACCAGCGTAGCCAGGAGTGCCGGTCATCTTGTAGGTCTTTTTGAAACCTAACTCGCCGCCGTTTTGTTTTTTAGTTGCCATTATTGTCCTTCAGTAGGTGTTTGTGGTTGTGCTGCTTGTTGTTGCTGCATTTGGTCCATTTGTTGAGCATGTTGTTCTTGGGCTTGTTGCAAACCCTGTTGATGCTGCTGGTCCTGTTGCTGCAACTCCATTTGGTGTTGCTGATCTGCTTGTGCCAGACCTTGTTGATGCTGTTGTTGAGCCTGTTGGGCTTCAATTTGTTGTTGAACTTGATTTGCTTGTTGCTCAAACGCTTGTTGTTGGATTGCTAAGCCATGCTGACGAATGTCTTGGTTAGATGCTTGGATAGCTTCCATTGCAGATTGGTCTTGTTCGGCTTCAAGTTGAGTTTGGAGCTGATCCATTGCTGCGCCAGCGGTAATAGTAGCAATACGCTCTTTTGCCGCGTTGTTGATGTTAGCCATAGCAATATCAGTTGCATTGCGTTGGTTATCAATGCTTGTTTGGGTGCTATATTTAGCTTGAAGCTCTTGAACTTTTTGCTGCAACTCAGCAATTTTAACTTGATAGTCTTGTTGCATAGCTTGAGTATCAAGCTGCATCTTAGACTGGGCTTCTTGCATTTTACGTTGTGTCTCAGCTGTCTGAGTCTTAACAATTGCCGCAGCGGTTGGGTCAGACATAAGAGCTGTTTGCTGTTGTTGCTGTTGAGCTTGGGCAACTTTTTGGGCTAGACCTTGAATTTGTTGTAAGAATGGTCCAATAGTTTGCTGTGCATCTTGGCCAACCATTTGTGATGCCATTGCCAAGGCTTGTTGTGCTTCTTGGTCTAGTGGCGCTTCTTGATGCAACTTAAGGATGTCTTCACCACCAGCAGCATGCGCAACATAGCCACGCATAGATTGTAAATAGTGCAGTGTTAAGTGCTGCTTGATATGCTCAAGTGCATGAGGAGCAAACACTGGTCCAATTAATGGGTTACCACCGTACGCAGGATTCATTGCATACTCTAAGTGAATCTTAAGGTGGGCAATATGGTCCTGGTCGGGGTAGGCAGCAGCGGGTCGTCCCATCGTCATAGAGACATTCTCTAAGGCCGGATTGGATTCGTTGGCGCCTTGTGGGTTTGGCAATACTTCTTCCATTTCCGGAACTTTTAATTGCTTGAGTACACGCTTATATACTGCGCGCATATCAAACATTCCTGGAGGCGCAGAGCCCGCCATTTGTAACAGTGCTTGATTCTGAGCAAGACGTTGTGTCTCAGAAAAAATGTTGGGATCGGATACTGGACGAACGTCTGAGTTGTATGCAAAGTCACGTACTTCAATCTCAGTGCCAGACTGGTTGTCCATATCTTGCAAGTACCAATGATTGATACGGGAAATAATGGCCAGTGATTTTTCTTGGCTGCGATGCAGGCGAGCGTGAATACTAGAGAATACTTTAGCGCCCTGCTCAATCAGAGCTTGGGTTGTGCCCACTGGCATCTGACTGTTAGCGTCAGCAATCTTTTCTTCTGCGGTAGTAACCACGCCTTTAGCTGCTTGAGTTAACCAACCTAGTAAATCAAACAATACGCTAGATGGTGGATTGAATGGCATTGGCATGGCGATCTGACGAATGTCAGTTACACCGGCGCCAGCTTCTACTTCAATTACTTGGGTAGGTTCAATTCGATCAGACTGTCCAGACACGCGTCCAGTTTTGAGCTTAAGCATTGTCTGAGAGTTGTTGATATGAGCAGCATCAAGCAGAGCACGTAAAGCACCAGTGAGAGCAGCAGACAAGCCGCCAATAAGATGGGGGAGACCAATAGCATAAGCACCACGCCAAGGGATGAATTTAAACTCAACCATCCAGTCCAGTTTTTCGCGCTTCTCATCGTTTGCATCCCAGTTGCGGTAGAGTGATAATACTTTGCTTGTTGATTCGTCAATAGTCAGAATGTATGGGGCGCGTTTACCTTCGGTCTCTGGATCTTCATCCAGTCGCATAAAGCAAGTAATCTCATAAACTCTACGTAATTCGTCAATATTTTTTGAAGGCATATCAATACCCTCAATTTTATCGTTTGCTGCTTTACTACGTGTTTGGTCGTTTAGCGGCGCGTCAGATGTATAATCTAAATTATCTAAGTCACGGTACAAACCAGCATCAATACGTTTTAGGTACTCATCGCCAGTAATGTCTTGTTGCTCAGTAACACGCTGCGCTGTGTAAAAGTTGGTTGATGCGTAAGGTAGGATGATGTTGTCAATTGGTACCCACTCGCACGTTGGGCGAGCTTGCTCATCATCATACATCCACTTGAGGTACTGTGAACCACCAAGTGGCAACTGAGTAAACAGTTGTTCCATCTCATCGCGGAACTCAGGAACTTGCTGTGTTAACTGCCAGTTAAGGAAGTCTACTTTTCGTTCAGCAACTTCTTCTTTTGCTTTGTCGTCGTTTCCTTTGATGTTGGATTTGACGATGCCGTCTGACGGTAATAGCTCTTTGGACGCAGAGGCTGCGAAGTCAACGCAAGCCTCGGCCATGACGGGATGAACAACTTTAGAAGCGCCGTCGAAAGTAGCACCACCAGGAGCGTCCTTACCAAGGCCGGTCCTACGAAGTCCCTCTTCATATTGTTTGTCTCGTTGTTTACGAGCTTCTTTATCTACGTCAATGTAGTCCAGATACTCATTTGCTAAAGTGTCTAATGTTCCTTCATCAAACTCTTCTGCAAGGTTTGCATAAAACTCTGGATTCTTAAGTGGGCTTGATTTTTCTACGTAGTTTACCACCACGGAACCATCATCAAGCTCAATGACTTCTTGCTCTACTTCGTCTGAATCTAATCCAAGTATGTCTTCATACTCTTCCATGTCAGCGTCTTGCTGCTTTGCGTCCTTGACTTCGCTTTCGCGATCAAGGCCAGGCAAATTGCCGCCAGCTTGGATGGGAAATTGTGGTTGTGCCATAGATTATTTTATTTGGAATTTGGTGGGCGGGGAATCAGCCCTTATTTTAACTAATACGCTATTTTAGGCGTATCCGCCCTATTGGGCATACGGATTAACAAATCTCTTATTTCTATCATCGTCAGCGTAGTCATAATCACGGGCTGGTAGATAGTCTAACTGTAGCCAATTGTCGTCCCTAAGTATCCGTAATGCCTGTGAAAGGGAGTCTACGTAGTCATCATGCCCTCCCATTTCAGGAAACGAGCAGACTTGGCGTAAAAAACGCTTAGCCCAGTCGGCAAACTCTCCAGGTTTCTTAGGATCTTCTGGAATGAAGATTTTTCCTTTGGCTACCAAAGGAGCTACGATGTTTAATCGCTGGACTTTGTCTGCCCTGCCCGGATTGTATCCTTGAACGGGTACTCCAGCGCCTCTAAGCTCTTGGATCAGTGAAATACCGGCTGATTTATCTTCCATCAGTATTAAATCCGCTTTTTTACCTTTTCCAAAATCATTATCTGAGCCATAAACAACTTCTTTAAAGTCATTAACTACTTTACGGCGTAATTCTGGGTAAGACAGGTGTTCATCCCAAGAATCTAACAACATTGCGCATGTACCACCGTCAGTTTGCTCAAACACGCCCCATACTGTGCATGCTGTTGGGTCGTTGTGTGTTTTTTCGCTGGTCGCTGGGTCGTAACTGGCAAGAACATACTCTAACACTGGGGTAGGTTTGTCAGCAGGCCACATTTTAAATTGCTTACGTTTGATAATGCCTGATGACTCGGGGTCAAGAATCTCACCATAGATCTCTTGGCGACCAATGTCGGTGCCATCATACGTCTCTAGCTGTTTGAAGAACGTTTCTGACAGGTTTTCTCTGTTGTCGAACGATGACGCGTTGACAACGTAGACGTCGCCCCCAACTTTGCCTTCGTTAAGGTCAACGATGAGCTCGCGTGGCTTGGGGGTGGTGGTGATGATCTGCTGGACACGGGGGATTCTAGGATCCTTAAGTCGCAAAGTGAACTGTACACCATCGTATGCGTCGTCAAGATAGTCGAAGGCGCACAGCTCGTCAAACCAAGCTCCGTGGTATTGCTTACCACGATATCGTTCTGGTTCGGATGCTGGAATCCCTTGAATGATTGATCCGTTGATGAGGGTAATTTCAAAGAGGGACTTGTTGTAATCTCGTATAAGGCTCTTGGGTATGATATTGAGAAGACCGGAGTCTCCTTCGAAGCAAGTTGCACGAATATCATTAGAGGTTGGGGCGGTGACAAGCCAGCGAGTGTTGTCGTAGGTAGCAGCGCGGATGCCAATCCAATGGCTAGCAGTGTGCGTTTTGCCAGATCCACGACCGGCAAGCATAAGGAATGTGTCGTACTCTCCATCTTCGGGTTCTCTTTGGTGCGGTAGGGCTTGAACAGCCCATTTAGCTTGCCAAACCATGAGGTCTAACATTGGTTTAGGCCAATGCTGCCTGTTCTCCATGAATTTGGTTAGGTATTTTTCTTTTGTTGGGTCTAATGGCATGCAATAAATCCTTCTCCTACGAGAAAGCTTCCATCTGGGCTGTCAGTTTCGATATGTACACAATTTTGTGGCTGGATCTGAACGATCTCATCAACATACCGCCACTGTTGGCGTATTTTTAAATTAGGGGATACTTGGTTTTCAATCAAACGTAATCGAGTTTTAATTTCTAGGGAATGCCCCGATTTGTTTGCTTGCTTATACAGTTTTGTTTTACAACCAAGTGATTCGGCAAGGTACTGAATCTGTTTAGCTTCAAGTTTATTTCGAGTAGTTACCCGAAACCTATCTCGTTTTGCGTTATATTGGCGCGACTTTGCGTGAATAATTCCACGAAGCAGTTCCAATCGTTGTTCTTCCGATGCAAGTAGGTAGTTATCCGGAATACTTGTTGGAATGTTTGGCACCAAATGAGACTTGATGGTTGGCTGGGTAATAAATTTTTGTTGCCCGTTGTGGGTGATTCGTTTTGGAATCAGTTTATACCCAGCATCTTTGAATTTACGATGCACAAATTCGTCTGTTCCAGGGGGTGCGTACATGGTATCGTCATACTTTCGATTAAAAAACCAAAAGCCAAACACAAAAGGTGGCACTGGAAGGGTTTGCGTGGGGAATTTCAGTGGGTCTGCTGTGGGAACTGTGTACTCATGGCGGTTTTCCCTGCCACGAAGCGGTAGTTCTTTAAGTTCTTCCAATGATTTGATAGCTATTGGGCGTGAAAACTTACGCTGGCCTTTGTATTGGTTTACCCGTTTTCTGTATTTTTCGTTTTCTACAGGTAAACAAAGGTTTAAGTCGCCTTTGATAGACAACCCATCGTCAAAGTAAACTGCATAGCAATTATCAGAACGGTATTTTTGAACGAGTTTAACCCGAGCAGGTTTCCCATGTCGGTCAAAAACTATATCACTTTCAGTTATATGTTCGGCTATTTTCCAATAGTCAAGGGTTAACACCCTTTGTGTTGCTAGTATCGCCATAAAAGTTTTGTAAGACCCAGTTGTCTAGCCAGCGCCCTAACAGCGCTCGAATTCGTATCTGAACTTGATGCGGTAATCTACGGATATCCATCACGTCTGACGTGCCCGATGTTATTTTTAATCGGAACTGCAGGTACTTGCTGGTTTCTCTATCCAATACGGATTTAGGCATGTCTACCTGGTCTAAGTTATAAAGATCGCAGACAAGCAATCTAAAGCCTTGGAATTCGCCTTCGCTGTTTTCCAGTGCCCCTTGGATTTGGTAAACGTACTTGTTCATATGTTTACTAATACGCATATATGGCCGTTTCGTACCTTATTACAAAAAGTTATATTGATATAACTAAAAGTAGTCATTGACACACTTGACACACTTGCCAGTGGATTTTGACACCTACCCCTCCACGCTATTTATTATTTTTTTTAAAAAAATTAAAAAAATGAAAAGAAGTGTGTCAAGTGTGTCAATCGCTTGTAAGTCCTTGATTTATAAGGGACCCCCTAAAAAGAAGTGTGTCAATTTACTGGCAAATTTGACAGTCTTGACACACTTCCCTAAGAAATTATTAAAAAAAAATTTTAAAACATAGGATTTTGCACAAATTCGTGCTTGGTCAGGGGCCCGGCCGGAAGGGGAGGGGGTCTAAAAAAAGCGGGGTCGCAGGACTGAAAAGGGGACTGTCTGCACCAAATTGGTGCATGCACCAGACTGGTGCATTAGCGCACTGACATGGTGCATATGCACCAGTCTGGTGCACGGGTGCTGCACTGCAACATGGTGGACTGGTGCGCTGGTCTATGCACCATTGTGGTGCATGGGTAAACTGGTGAGCTGGTGAGCTGGTGAGCTGGTGAGCTGGTGAGCTGGTGAGCTGGTGAGCTGGTGAGCTGGTGAGCTGGTGAGCTGGTGAGCTGGTGAGCTGGCTTGATGCGCGTGCGAGGGTGCTGGGCTGGGGTGGACACCATATCGAGCCAGTAGATAACAGAGCGCACCCCATAATCCCCAGCAAGGCATCTAATCGGCTCATAGAGACGAGATCGCATATCGTTGATGGGGTAGCCTACAACGATGCACGATCTCTACGCTTTCAATAGATATAAGGGCTGGCTGGTCGTTATTGCATCGCACCAAATAGATTAGGGTAAACACTTACTTCACTAGCTCACGAAATGAGCTTATGATCTTGCTTACTGGCTCATTCGATGAGCTAGTAGTATTCAGTAATAGATATGGTGTAAGATCGTGAAGCCTGTAATTTTTTACTGGCTTTTTATCAACTTACTTAATGGAGTTTTTATGAATAAATTATTAGATATATGGCTCGCTCACTATGCTGGTAATGGTGATGTAGATGGTCGCAAAACATTAGTTCACTATCGAGTTCGTGACAACTTGCTGTCAGGATGCCACAAATCTTATCGGCATTATTTTTCCAGTAATCCAAGTGGATGGCTGGGCAAAAAGTTCGCTTTTAAAATGGTAGGTGGTTTAATCGGTAATGCTCTGCGAGACGGTAGTGATGATCTTGAGGAGATTCTCGACTATCTGAATGATGATCGTGATCTGCGCTCTACGCTCTGCTGGGGTGACATCATCAACAATTTATTTTCGGTAGAGATTCACAACTGCTCCGACTGTAATCGCTTAGAGCATGAAGATAATATGCACTGGGCTTACGATGACTATCGCATCTGCGATTCTTGTCGTGATCGTAATTACCACTGGAGCGATTATCGTGACACCTATGTCAGAGATGACGATGACGAAGCCGATGAGGATGGTGTGATCGGTGAATATCACTCCAGCTCTGAATCATTCGATGGTATCCCCAGTTTGCACGATAAGCGCAAGAAGCCGATCTACTTAGGGCTTGAGCTTGAAGTCGAAGTAAACGATAGCGCAGATCGCTCCAATAAAGCGCAAGAGCTACTCGATGCCATTAGTAATCATCGCTCCGATATTGATGGCTCTAGCTATACCTATGCTCTATGCGAGCATGATGGCTCGCTCGATCATGGCTTTGAGATCGTCACGAATTTTACTGGGCTTGATATTCATGCGAAGCAATTAGAGTTCTTTAAGAATCGTTGGAGATCGGTGCGCTCGCATGACACTTCAACTTGTGGATTGCATATCCATATCTGCAAGTCAGATATGACGCTCTACCATGCTAGTAAGCTCGTTTTGTTTATCAACGATCAGTCGAATGATGCGCTTATCTATGCGCTCGCTCGCAGATCATCGGATAGCTACGCAAAATTTCACGATAAAAAGCTTAATCTGCATTGGCTCAAGGAAGCTAAGCAGTATGACAATAAACGACACCAGCTCCAAAACTTAAATCAAGATCGCTACGAAGCTCTGAATTTTCAAAACTCCAATACCATCGAGTTCAGATTGTTTAAGGGATCGCTCAAGTATCAAACGATCATGGCTTGCTTAGAGTTTACTTATGCGAGCTGGTTTTTTACCCTTGATGCGAGCTTGAATGAGCTTACTACTGCGAAGTTTTTAGAGTTCATCTGTAAGCCTGAAAATAAGCAAGACACGATCAACTTGAGAGCGTATTTATCAAGTAAAGGTTTTACGCTCCCTCGCTCTGGCCTTGTAAAGCAAAACCCTCGTATCACCCCAGTAGTAGAAGCAATCGAAGCATAAATATCAACTTAACTTAAAGGAATTTATATCGTGTGTTTACTTATCACTCAAAACTCAAACGCTCCAGCTCTCTCTGACGAATGGCTCGAAGATTTTTACGACTACAACTCTGACGGAGTAGGTGTCATGCGCTCCGACAATGGCTCGCTCATCATCGAAAAGATTTTGCCTAAAACTGCAAAAGATTTCGTGAAGTTTTATCGTGAGCATATCGAGGGAAAATCTTGCGCTTTTCACTTGCGTATGAGAACTCATGGAGCTACCGATCTTGACAACTGCCATCCATATGAAGTTCTCAACTCTAAAGATCATGGTGTCGATCTATGGCTTATGCACAATGGCATCTTACATACCGACAATAAAGCCGATATCACGAAGTCAGACACCTATCACTACATCAAGGATTATCTGCGACCTATGCTCGCTCACAATCCCGATTTTGCTTTTAGCGAAGCATTTGCAGAATTGATCGGTGAGCATATTGGCGCATCAAATAAATTCGTGCTTATGGATAACGATGGTCGTATTGTCACGATCAATAAAGACGAGGGTGTTTACTGGGGTGGTTTATGGCTCTCAAATACCTACGCTTGGAGCGCCAGTAAGAGCGCCAGTAAGACACCTATCAAGGGCATCAAAAAAGCTCGTAAGCAAGTCGCAGAGAAGCCAGTATCAACTTATTACCCCCCAGTCGGTAAGTCATACTCTCACTCGTATATGAATGGCTCTTACTATGATGGTGAAGTTCGACCAAAATCATACGATTACGAGGATGCACTCGACTACGATATCGACTATATGCTCGATATGATGCTGGAGGAGGGTTTTACTACTGCAAGCACCCTGACTAATTACGAAGTTCGCTCATTCATTGACGAGTTCGGTGAAGCAAGTTTTTTTGATCTCTGCTACATGGTGATTGATACTCGCTTGAGCGAGGGTGAATTTATCCAAGTCATCAACAATTACGATCTCGCTCGCAAGTCATTCTCATGGCTGGCTTACGAATCTACTAAGATCAGGGAGTTTGCATAATGACCGATACTCGTTTGCGTTGTCCGATCTGCTCTCGTCATAAAAGATGGGGTGGTAATGTTCTCTGCGTGTTTTGCAGAGCATTACTTTAAAACTAAACTCTTAAACCCTTTTAAACCCGCTTAGGCGGGTTTTTTTATTCCTAGTCGAGGGATAGGGTTTAAGCGTTTAGTTTTGAGCTTGTACGCTGGTTTTACTGGAGTTTGCTACCCCATAAAAGCAGCATATCGGCTCATTTAAACGATCACCATTGATTTTAAAATAGGGAGGATGATATAGGTATAGGACAACTGAACGAACGGCTCTAAAGCCCTTTAAAACGGCTCTATGCGAGTTCACCATAATGGTGCGTAGTTTGCACCAAAATGGTGCATTATGCACTTTTTTGGTGCAGCACTATTTTGGTGCAGCACAACATTGGTGCATCATGCTGCATCGCACCATGCCCGAACCCCGATGGACTGGGTAGGTGTGACTGGACTGGGTAGGTGTGACTGGACTGGGTAGGTGTGACTGGACTGGGTAGGTGTGACTGGACTGGGTAGGTGTGACTGGACTGGGTAGGTGTGACTGGACTGGGTAGGTGTGACTGGACTGGGTAGGTGTGACTGGACTGGGTAGGTGTGACTGGACTGGGTAGGTGTGACTGGACTGGGTAGGTGTGACTGGACTGGGTAGG